CCACCCGCAACCCGTCCCGGTTGGCAAGGGTGGCAATATTCCGCTGGTAAGCAATATGGCGGTGTATCTCTGCCGGGTCATGCCCCACACCCTCGTTGGTGATGGTGTAATAGTCCGCCCGGTTCCGTTGCCAAATCGGGCGCAGCTTATCGTACCAGTACTGCGCATACGGCATGGTGGCCGCGTCAGGGTGGGTGTACAGGTCAGACGGCCGTTCGACGTATACCGTCGTGTTGCGGAATATCGTCAACGTCCCTGGCGCTTGCTCTCCCGCGCCCAGCCCGTTGCCGTTGATGCTGATTACAATGCGGGCAGGGTAGCCGCCGATGCCGTTGCGTGTCATGTGCAAGCCAATTAGTGATGTCATGTGGCGTTATTCCTCCGTGCCATATGATACAATATTTTCGTTGCAGGAGGGCAGCAATTCACAAATTGCCCCTGCCAACATGTTGACAGTTGCGGCAACATAAGCTACACTGTATTCATCAGCCGAGGAAAAATTAACGCAAGGAGATAGGAAAATGGCAACAAAAAGCAAGATTCGGAAAGCATTGGAAAGCATCATGAGCAAGGGCGAAGCCAACGCCTGCGATATCCGCAAAGGCTACCACTACAATGGCAGTACCGAAGAGAGCGGCTGGTATTACCGCCCCTTCAATCGGGAACCCGTGACGCTGGGCAAGAACGAAAGCGAGGCGCTCGAGATGATTGAGCAAATCCGCGAAAGCCGGGAATAAATAGCCATCCACGCCAAAGGACGCTACCGCGACCGCTAACGGCGAAAGAATCGCCCTCGGCGATTATCAACCAGCGAAAGCCGGGATACCGGCACAGGAGAATACAATGAACGAAAATCAGTTGCTAGAATCTGCGAAAGAAATCATTATCCGGTCTGTAAAATCCGCCGGAAGTTCAGGGCATACCAGCCCCGAAAAGGTCGTTTTGAATACATGGACACAATGGGGATATGATCGCCATCACGACTGGAAAGAGCTTGACCAAATTGTCGGTCGGGCGATGAAGGAGATGAAGGCGGATGGGAAAATAGAGTATGTAAATGGAGAGATCGCCATGCCAAAGGGAATGAAAGGAAAGCGCTTCCAAAGCGTGATTTTGAAATAATCTATTTCCCCCTCCATAAATAAAAAGACCGCCCATACAGGCGGTCTTTTTGTTGCCTACTCAAAATTACACCACCTATTCGGTTCCGTCAAAAGCGGCGCTCTATCCCAATGCAACACATGGCCGGAGGAATCCGCCGCATAAGCCGCCCTGAGCAGCAGATAAAAAGCCACCGGTTATGGTGGCTTTTTTGTTGCCTACTTCCCGCCCCGCAACCGCTCATTCTCATCCCGCAACCGCGCGTTTTCCTGCTCCAGCATTGTCACCCGCCCCCGCAATTGCATGATCACCACACCCTGCTCCGCTATCGTCTGGTCTTGTGCATCCAGCCGTTGCCGCATAACCACAAGCTGCGCATTGACGCGCCCCCACAATTCCCGCTCGGCTTCTTCTTTCAGCCGTTCCATGTCAACGGACATTTGCCCTTTATCTTTGCGTAGCTGTTGCCATGCCACAATACCGCCCCCGGCAAGGGTTGTCACCGCGCTTATTGTGGCAATGATGATGGCCGCGTTATCCATGGCGGTGCGTTCTCCAATAGGCGAGCAAGACGATGGTCAGCGCCGATAGCGTTTGCAGGCGTAAAATTGCGCTCCATGTGGTAGTGGTTTCGGACGGGGGGCGGCTGACAATCATCACGTACACGTAAAAAGCGCATAGCTGTGCCAATAGCATCATGGGCAGCACTGCATAGCGCCATGCCAATACCCGTTGACGTGCCATGATGACGAGAATGCCCATATTCACCAGCGTTACAGCCAGCGTTAAGAATTGGATCATCTCTCGCGTCACTCGGTATGCTGCTCCAATTTTCGCACCGGCGTTACCCGTTGCCGCGCAAGCCAACCGTAAAGCGGAGGCAAAATCACCGCCGCCAATGTAATCACCGCCGCCTGTACCTCCGGCGCTACGTTGACGCCAAACGCACTCAGCAGCGCAAACACCGCCAACACCGTTGCCGATGTGCCACCGGCCGCCGTCATGACCGGCTCATTTTTGATTTTTTCTTTAGCGTTCATCGTCGCCCCCCTCCGCCGGTAACGTCACATTGACGCCGGGGAAAATATTGATGCCCTGTGCCAGCCCCGCCAATTGCACCGCTTCGATTGTGGCCACAAGCCCGCCCGCCAATTGCCGAATAGACACATCCGCCCCGCCCAGTTTGGCAAGGTTGGCTGCATGGTAATCAGCCATGTCTGCCAGGTCGCCGCCGCTTACCCGTTGCCCCATAACAGCCTCCAGCGCCAACGCCTTCACTATCGCATTATAAACCCGCCCCATTGCCGCCCGCGTTTCTCGCTCTGCATCTGCGTATCGTTTGACTAGGGCCATTTGTTGATCATCCATATAGTTGCCTCCTTATCCCTGGCTCCAACTGCTCAAAACCCAATATTCATTGGTGGCCGTGCCCCCGTTGCTAATGTCCATTGATATGGTTCCGGCTGCCTCTGTCAAATTTGGCCCGGCGGCTGTACTGCCCAAAAGTACCCCATTAAAATACCAATTCACCGTGCCATTATCGGAAGCAATATGGATGGTTGCGCGGGGCGAAGATGTAATCAATGCCGAGGACACCGCGATTGTTGTCAGCGCACTCGCCCGCGCTGCGTACAATGCCACAATCCGGCCGTTTAGTGTCCCGAAACCCACAAAATTACCAGCAAACGAGCCAAACGCCTCGGATGATTCACGGCCGAAAAATACGTTACAATATCCGGTTGCCGATGTCGTCAACCGCTGCACTGTCACCCCAAAAGTAATTCGCTTATCCCAACTGACAAATCGCCCCGTCTCATTTAATAACAACCCGGTACTGTTTACGTATGCCCGCACCCGCCCCCCTGCGGTTGCGGTAGATTGCAATAGCACCACATTAGACGCGCCGCGCGTCACATTGCCGCCGCTTACCACATCTGCGGCGCTATACACAAATTGGCGATGATCGGAGTAATATCCCGGCAAATCCAGCGCCGCCAGCCCCAACACATCCCGCGCATCGTCAACCGTCTCCGCCTCCACCAAATCCGCGCCGGTTGTGCCTGCGTCCAATACCGCCGCCGTACCCAGATTGGCGGTCATCCGCCCCGCCGGTATATTGCCGCTTGCGTCGAGTAGTTGATTACCATACACCTGCAAGGTGCTGGCGGTGTTATTTTCGCCCGTGCCGAGTTGGATATTATCTGCTGTGCCGACCGCTCCAGATCCGCCAGAAAACCCGCTCGTTGCTCTTGCACCTGTCCCAACCGCTCCACCCGTTGTGGCATTCGCAGACGTTCCAACCGCTCCGCCCGTTGTTGTTATAGCATCCGCCCCAACCGCGCCGCCCGTCACCGATTCCGCCGCCGCCCCAATTGCCCCCCCAGATTCCGTAGCCGCTCCGCTTCCCATCGCCCCCCCGGTTGTGGTTACAGAGGAATCTCCAAAAGCTGCGCCCGTCGTCGCCGTCCCCACGGAGATGCCGCCATCCTCCAACTCCCCGCCCGCCGATTGCACAACAAGGTTGCCCGCTACCGCAGGGGAGATGAGCGGGATGCCGCCAGCAGCCGCGTCCTCCCATGACGCACTTCCCGCCCCGTCAGCCGTCAAAACTTGCCCGGCATCGGCGTCTTGTGCGCCGTCATAAATGTCTAGTAGAAATTCACCCGCAGGCGTACCGGCCTCACTTCCAGCTTGCCCGGCAAGCGTCACAATCTCGTCAATCATCAACGCCGCGCCATCTTCCAGATAAAAGTCTAGCGCTGTGTTACTTTCAATTTTTAGCCGGTATAGCCAAGCGCCGGTATCGGGCACTTCCAGCGTAAAGCCCGCCGGAATTGCGCCATCTGCGTCGGTGCGAATGACACGGCTCCACACCGGCAACGCCTCGCCCGGTCGGGTTGCCGTGTCGGTTAGCAGCGTCCATGTCAATTTGGCGTTATCCCACTCCGCGCCGCTGTGCCGGTATAATGTGCCTGTTATCGCTCTGTCTGGCATAGTCGCCTCCTAAAATAGCTCACGCCAATTAAATACCACCCGGCACACTACATTAGTTGTGCCTTGTACATTTTGCGCCGTGATGGTGGCTGTCTCCCCCGGCAGCAGGTAAAGCCCGTATGAGCCAGCCTCGGCTGAAATCTCGCCCGCTGTTTTCGCGCCCCCGCCCGGTGCAGATGAGTAGACAAGGTACTCGGTAAAGATGCCCCGCCCGCCGCTGCTGTATGTGCCGGTTGTATCGTATTCAATAATCGAGTTATTGGTGTCAATGTTCGTCCATGACGGCACGCCCGCCAACGTCGCATTTTTACGAATGCGAAACTCTACTACGCCCGTCCCGCTTGCCGGTGGCTCGATAAAGAAATGATAGCGCGTAAGCCGTGCTGGTACGCGGTTGGCGACTGTTTGGTAAGTCGAGCGGCATCGAAATGTGCCAAAGGTTGCCAAGTTCGTACCTGACAAGGTACGCGACAATGACGCCTCAAACGGCCGTCCGTTTTCAGAATCCAAAATACCAACATGCCCGCCGTTCCATGACGCGGTGCGGATGCGCATAGCACCCTCGGCCTTGACGGTAATTGGTAGCACCGGGTTGCTAATATGCGTATCTTCCCGCACGCCTTCAGTTGTCAGCGTGCCAAGCAATTGCCAACGCCCGCCCAACTTAATTTGATACGCTGGGTTGGCTACCCCCAAATAACCAAACATAATGCGGAATATGTTGATCTTGCTCCAATCAATAGTCGTGATGTCAATCTCGCCGCCGGGAAAGTAGCGCCCGGTTGCTGCCTCATTGGTTTCCGTGCCGTCTTTGGCATAGCCCAGATGGGGCACGCCGCCAACCAACTTAATGTAAAAGCCATCGGTATCAGCAACTAGCACCCCGGCGTAGCCGCTTCCCGCGCCGCTAAATGACGCTGTAAATTGCCCATATCCGCTATGCCCCGGCATGTATCGAATAGCGTGCTTGCTCTCCACAATAACGCTATCTGTCCCTGTGCTAGTCAATTCCAAATACCCATCGGCTACAACGGCCGTTGCCGCGCCCACAATGACGGCGGGCTTTAGGTCAAAATCCGTGTTGTAGTAAGGGTATTGAAACTGCACCGAAATGTCGTCTAATCGAGGCTCAGAATTAAATTCCCCAAATGGAAACACGGTTGCATTAAGTCCACCTGCGCCGGAAATTTGCATATTGCTGCTGGCCTCCTGCCGTTCCAGTTCATCCACCCGCCGGGAAAGGCTCAAAATGTTGGCGGTCATCTCGCCCAATAGTAAATCTAAATCGTTGCCCATAGTTCGGTTTCCAGTTGCACTTGTAGCAAATCGCCGTTGCCATCTGCCCATGTCACCACAGCCCGCCGTATGCGCAGGATGTCGTTTGCGCCGTAATCACTCAGCACCCGGTCACCTACGCGGTAGGTACGCCGCCCGGTTACGTCAATTGGCGAATAGAAGGTGTCGCTCGTTTGCAGGATGGAGAAGCCGAAAGCAGTTTGTTGGCGTGTCTCGTTCAATCGGCTCTCGGCTTGCCCTTCGCGCTGTGCCGCCGTCGCCGCGTTTCTGGCGTCCACAAATAGCTCGATGTCATTGTCAGCGGCATAGTCCACACCGTCAACCAATAACACCGCCCGTGCCGTCCCCTCGCCCTGCCCAGCGCTCACCGCCGTTGTGCCAGTTGCGTATTGGTGCGCCCGGCGCGGTTGCCGTAGCGTGCCGTTGGATGTGCTAAACAGCACCCGGTCGCCCCCGCTGCTTTTGTCGTCACCGCGCCCCCATACCACGCTCCACTCATGCGCCCCGCCGTAGCTACCACCCTGCCATTCGATGTGGTAGTAATCGCCACCCAACTCGCACACCCGCGCCAACGACGCCAGCAAACTACCCCCGGCAAACGATAGCGACACCGCGTCACCGTCTGCGCTATCGGCTTCGATGTCCAGTGTAATGCCCATGCCCGCCGCCAAATCACCAGCCCGCCAACGTCCGTTGGCAGTAGTTGCCGCTGTTGTGCAATTGTAGGCAATCAGATTTTTAACGGCCGTTTCTGCCGGTATAGCCGTGAATGTGGAGCGGTCTGCCACACCCGCAGGCCATAGCACCTTACGCCATGACAGGATATGCTTTTGCTCCGGTGCAATCCATGTCATGAGCGTGATGCCGTCGGCTGTCGTTTCCATCTGTGCATCCCCCCGCACAATGCCCACAAAATCCCGCACGAATCCGCCATCCGCCGTTTGGATGCCTAAAAATAGATTGCGCACCATGACTTCGACAATGTCATACTCCACAATCTCAGCATACTCTGCATAGGTCACGCTGTTGAGGGTAAATACCAGCGGCTCGTCAGCGTCGAGGCTGTTGGTATAGCGTGCGGTCAATGGGAAAATGACGCCGTTCTTCAGCGTACCGGCGCGGTCGTAATGTCGCAAGTGTAATTCCCACCCGGTGTCACTCATGGCCCGCCCCCACAAATGGCACGTACAGCCGGTGCGGTTGGCTTGCGCCCGGCTGCGTATCGCGCCCGGCAATGGCAAACGGCATGGTAATCAATCGCCCGCTGCTATTGCTGCGCACTTGATACGCATTGACAAGCACGCCAAAACCGGCGCGGTTAGCAAATAGCGCCGCCCCGGTAATGCCCATGCCTTGCAAAAACGTCCGCCTGCTGACAATCATCTTATAGCCGTATGCCTATCGCCATCCATTGCACATAGTCCACATTTCCACCTGATGCTAAAAATTGCAGTTGCGCCCCATTCACCGCGCCCAAACTTACCGTAGCCGCGCCCACGTGCCGAAAGAATACCGCCGGGGTATTCATAAATTCCACCGGAAAGGTGACGGTCACATTGGCAGCAGCCGCTTGCTCAATCGCCCCCACTTGCATAATGACATTGCCCGGAATGGCATAATCGGTTGTGCCTTCAATCAGCCAGTCGTCAGGGTCGCCACCTTGTCGCCCTGCCAGTTTAATCCCAGCCAAAGCTGTGGTGGCAAACTCGCGCTCATCTTCCAGCGTAATCACGCCGCCGGTTGTAATTGTGAAGCCTGCCAGACTTATCTCCCATGTCACGCCCACGCTTTGGGTGAGCGCCGGGTAAGCCGCCGTGCCGTCGGCGCTTGTGATGATTGCCGCCCGCACCGTTGCGGCGGTAAAGTCCGCCCGCAACACCACCCGCCCGCCGGTTGTGCCGATTGATGGTGTAGTCACTGCCAAGGATACCTGCGCGTCATTCCAATAGTGGAATCCGTTAACTTGCGCCCGCCCCGCCTCGACGGTCAACGGTGACGCCGCGCCTTTGACTTCCAATTCATCATCAGCGCCCGCCACCACACCCTCACCCAACAGCGCCCCGTTGTAGGCGCGGAATTCCTCCTGCGTGTACGGTGCGCTGCCGTCGCCAATCGCGCCGGTGAATCCATCTGTGTACCAAAATTGTGATTTTTGCGTCATGATTATATCGCCTCATATCGGTTGTAATACCGAATCTCTGCGCTAGATTGGAGCGTCACATTGTCGCCCAATATGCGTATCTCGTTGTTGCCGTCGCTATAGGTGCCATTATAAAGCCGCTCACCGGCAAATGATAGGTGCCACGTCGCCAAGTCGCTATCCACACTCAGGTACTGTGTCACGCTGTCGCCGTCTTGGTTGCGGATGGTTTTGGCGTCACGGCGGGGAAAGCCGGACAGGTCAATGGTCACATACTGACCAACTGTCAGCACAAGCCCGCCGTTGGCGGTGAATTCTAGTTGCTCGTTGGTTGTGATGTTTTCAATGATGGGATTTTCGATTGGCCCATTGATGACAATGACGGGGTACTCCACAGCCGCCAACCGACTGCCACCGGCATAGTTGATTGTCTCGATGACATTTAACACGCTGCCGCCGATGGGTATCGGCACGGTGAAGGGAATGGGCAAGCCGCCGGAATCAGGTATAAGACCAAATGTGACGGTCTGCAATGTGGGGTCATATAGCCGCCAATCAGCTGCGCGAAATGTGCCGCTCACCCGCTCAAAGTTACCAACCGCTTCGGTGTGTGTCAGCGCCCCGTCGAGGTTAATGTTGGTTGCCCGTCTGCGCCCGTCCTCAAACTCAAAAATGAGCTGCACCGGCTCAGTTTGGCGCAGCCGGAATACCTCAAAAAACAACTCACGAGCGGTCCGAAAGTCGGCTTTATTGTCGCCCCATGTTGCCCAGAAAATGTCCAGAAAGCGCGGCTCCACAATGCCGCCCAGGTCACTCTCGCCAAACTGCCCCGGAAAGCGCTGCGTCAGTCGTCGCCCCGCAGCCAGCCCAAGGTCATAGTCTAGCAAGCGGATGTTGTGCCCATCGTTTAGATCGTATGTTTGTCCAGCGCTTACCGCTGTCAACCCTATCAAATCGCAACTCATAGCATGGCCCCCAATGCGTCAAGGTGACGGCTTGCCCGCAGCACTCGCCCAGGGTCTGCGCTTGTGTTGACGGTGGTTGTAGATGAGTACGTTACGTTTTGCATTGGCCCGGCATCGTCTGCCATTGCCATCATTGCCATTGGCTGCACCGCCATCTGGAGCGCGTTATCCATCGCTGTGCCAGACAAGATGTTGCCCCAGCCCATGAGTACGCCCTCGGCCATTGGTGCACCAATCGACTCTGCCATCACTTTGGACGGTGACGAGATACCCATCATGGCCTTCAGCCCGTCTATAGCGCTATCCATTAGCCCTTGCAAAAATGTGACAATCGCCCCGCCTGCTGCTTGCATCCCGGCCACAATGCCGCTGATAATATCGCGCCCCAACTGTGCCCAATCAATCCCTTCCCACCATGCCCGCAGGCTGTCCCACACGCTCTGGAATACTGGCTTTAGCATATCCCACAGCCCCTCCAAAACATTGACAACCAAATCCCACAAATCGCGCCAGATGTTGAGCGTTTCTTCGTTGAATGTCTCCCAATCGCCCTTGAATAATGCGGTGAAGGTTTTGACAAGGCTGTCAATCACGTCAAAAATGTCCGTGATAATTTGCGCGATGAAATCCCACACCTTGCCGGTGTTGTCGCTTATGGCTTGCCCATGCTCCGCCCAAAATGCCTGTATCCGTGCGATTGCATCATTGACAAGCGGCACAATAAAAGCAATGACGGCGGCCGTCTTTTCCTGTATGCCGCCCCAATTTTGCTCCCATGCCGTGCGCAACAATGCCACAACGCCAACCAGCGCCACAAACGCCAACACAATCGGCGCGATGGCGGCGATGATAGACAGGATAGCAGGCACAACCACCGAGGCGATTGCCAGCCCTAGTGCAATCAACACGTCATTCAACTCAATATTCGACTGTACCCACGCAATAATTGGCGCGAGGAATTCAGAGACGGCCGTCACAAGCTCGGTTACGCCATTGCGGACATTGGCAATGGTTTCACTGCTCAGTCCTAGCGCCCGGCCTAATGTGCCCCACGCCAGACCAAATGCTGTCAATGGGTCATAGCCTGCGCTCAACGCTTCGATAAATAGCGACACCGAATCAACAATGCCGTCAATGATCGGGATTGCCAAATCAAATGCGGCGGTAATGGCGGGCATTGCCTGCTCCGCCAAACTCATCATCAAGGCAAGTAGGGGGGTAAAAATGGGCAACAGTTTCATGCCAAGCTCGGTCGCAAAATCGGTAAAGCGCGCCGTCAATGCACGGGTGCTGTTTGCCCAGCCGTCAGCCGTGCGGATTGCATCGCCCTGCGCGTCAGTCGTGCCCTTTAGCAGCAGGTTAATCCGCGCCTGCACTTTGGCTTGCTCTAATTCAGCGCCAGTTAGCTCGTCCCACCCATTTGCCGCCATCTCTGCCGCTAGTGTGTTTTCGTTGATAATCACGCCAAACGCTAGCGCGTTTTCATGAGAGCCAATGAGCGTGCCTTGCAAACGTTGCAAGGCTTCGTCGGTTTCCATGTTGTTGAAACTGCCCAGGTCAACCGCAAGCTCGGACAGCATGACGGACAAATCACCCGCTGCGCTTTCGGTGAATCCCATTGGCTTCAGTGTGTCGCCAAATGTGGAGGCCATTGCCCGTAATTCAAATTTTGAGCGCCCGGCAGATAAGGCAAACTCGTCTAGTTGCTGGCTTACCTCGCCGCCCACATTGGCAAAGACTACGTTGAATTTGCTTTGCATCTCCTCGGCATCACTGGCAAGGTTAATCAATCGTGCCCCCGCCACAACCGCCGCCGTGCCCACCGCAGCCACGCCCGCAACGGCTCCGCCCAATGCCAACGCGCCCAGCCCGCGCACGCCGCCGCCAATGCTGGTCATCGCCTTGTCAATCGTGCCGCGTGCGCCCGCCAGGTCTTTGCCGAGCTTGTCAGTCGTTGCCCGTATGACAACATACGCCTCGCCTAAAGCCGTCATGCGCCCCTCGCTTTGTTGAGTGCGTCAAAGTTTACGCCACCAACCATCTGCTCAAATTCATTGTGGCGTTTTTCTTTTTCGTCAGCCGTCAACGGTTTGGCCTCGGTATCCATCAGCAGCCGCGCCAATGGGGGTAGTCGCTTTTGCCGGGATAGCGCAGCGGTACGCCATGACATTGCCACCTCACGTTTCTGGCGATTATTCTCACGCCACACAAACGCCTCGATTGTTTGCCATGTTTCCATTGGGGTCATGTCGTAAAACTCCGCTACCGTTATTTCGGCGCGTAGGGCTTGCTGTAACAGGATAGCAATGGTTAGCTCGTCGCCTTCGCCATCGCTATCCTGTGCTAGTTTGGGTCGGCTTTCACCATGACTGCGCTCACGCCAGATACCACCGCCAACACAACGGCCTCGAATGTGCTTTTGTCCATTGTGTCGTATGCGTCATTTAGCGTCACCGGCTTGCCGCCGCTGCGGGCATCACGCCGCGCCGCTTCCATGCCACATTGTACCAATTGGGCAATCTCCCGAATGCCCGCCCGGTTGCTTTGCAGCGCGTCGAATATCTCCAGAATGGAGCGCCCCATCGCTTGCTCGGCATCGCCCAGCGCCCGGTTGGTGAATAGCAGTTTTGTCTCGCCGCCGTCCTCGTGATGTATTACCTGTTCGCCACGCATTAGCTGCCCACCACAGTCCAGAAGCCGTCAATCGTCATAGAGATGGAGATTGTGGCGGCGTCTTGGTCAGGGAAAGTCTCGGACATGGATTCAATCAAAGCGGGCACAGTCTCTGTTACCACGCCTTCATCTTGTCGCCCAATCAAAATCAGGTTGCCGTCACGCATGGCGTCATTGAGCGCCTGGTACGCAGCGCCGGTCGGCACATACAGCGCGTCAAGGGAAAGCGCGCCGGAATAGCGCCCCGGCAGCACCCGTTGGGCGCGGCTGTCCTTACAACTCACGTCAATCGCGGCGGTGGACTGGTCAATCGTGGCGTCACGCTGACAACCCACAGCCTCGTACACTGGCACTAAATCCGTGCCCGTGTTTACTAAAATAATCAGATCGGTTCCGTTTTTAGACATTTATGCCTCCTGAGCGGTAACGCTCACGGTGATAATACGGCCGTATACAAATCTCTCATCCACCTGCACCGGCCCCGTGCAGTCAGACATGATCCAATTATACCCGGAAATGGTCAACGGTTGGCGGTGCAATAATGCCCGCACGCGCCGCGCTATAGCCTCCACTTCAACCGCGCTGCCCCCGGCGTTGGCGTAGCACCGTACATCCCGTGTCACGGTTTCGCCTAAACAGTTTTTGGTATCAAATGGGATGTTTGCCACATCCCCCGCCGTGACAATGTACGGCAATGTGGCATCCCCCGGCGCTGGGTCGGTAGTGAAAATAGCGGGCAGCCCGTCATAGGTTGCCAATAGCGCCGTCAATGTGGCGTCGGCTGTCAGTTGGTCATAAATGGCCTGCGTAATCATCTACCCCCCAGCGTTGCAACAATGCGCTGCGCATTTTGAAGCACCGCCGGACGTAAGAATGGATGCGCCCGCGCTGTGCTACTGCCGGTCTCAATGTAAAAACCATGATGACGATTGCCGCCTTGAGTTCGCACGCCAACGCGAATCTCCACACCGTTTTGTATAATCTCGACTTCATTTGTTAACAACCTCCCGACAATCTGCGTGCGGTAGCCTTCGCCCCATTCAGGGTCGTTAATGCGGGTCAGCCTGGCGCGGGCATCCTCTTCCACAAACTTGCCCACAATACGGCCGTTCTCCACTAGCTCGGCAATAATGGCTTGCTTTAGCTTTTCCGGTTTCCAATTGCGTATCATTAGCTGCCCTCGTCAAAAATATTCACTTCCACTTGGCGCTCCAAACAATCGCACTCGTAATGCTCATTGGCGCGGGATGGTTCGCGGATGGCCTCGACATCCACCTGCAAGCCGTCAACGCTGGCGATGTCGCCGCGCCGGATGTCGGTAGTCGCAGGCACATACAACACGTGTGATATTTGCCGCTCTTCTTTAATAGCCACTTCCCGCTCGCCACTGCTTGCCGGTCGCAGCCGCCCGCGTACCGTTGGCTGTGCTACGTAATCAATGGCAAATCCGCCCTGCCCGTCCGGTGTGCGACGTTGGCGTACCAACGTCACGCTGTTATTCATGAGCGATTGGAATACGGCCATTGTCACAGTTGGCGCTCCAATCGGTAACGGTTAAGCATTTCCTTCTCACTCATGAGCAGCAGCCGCGCCCCGCTTGCGCCCATTAGCCCGTCTGCTATGTTGCCGTCACCGGCAAAAGTCACGCTAAAATCACCCAGCGTTTTGGATTGCACACCCGGCACACCGGCAGTATCAGCCGCTTTTAATCCAGCCTGATATGCGCGGCTGGCGGCTCGTGTGGCAATGTCGGTGATGTCCTGCGGGATGCTTTCGTAGCCGTGCGAATAGGTGACGACAATGTTTTGGATGCCCGTCGCCCAACGCCGCCCCACGCGGTGGATAACGCCGTAGCGCCCGACAATATAATCATCGGTGACGGTCAACGCCTCGCCGTCCTCTTCAATACTTACAACTTCTGTTACTGGCAGTTGCGGCAAGAATATCACGCGCCCGCCGCCATCAATTGTCACCGTGTCATCTTCCACAAACGACAGGTATTGGTTGGTGTAGTTGCGAATAGCGGCATCGGCCTCGCGTAATGCGCGGTCAATGCTATCCTGTAAAAGCCCGGTAGTAATCAGCCCGGCATTCTGCAAAAAGGCTTCCACGTCGCCACGTGTGGTAAATTCGCTGGCACTCATTCAGCCCTCCAAACCTCGATTGCTTCCTGCGCCCGTTGCGCTAAAAAGCTCAAATCGGCAGTGCGCAATTGCTCAAATGTGGTAATGCCCGCTGCGTTAATCGCCCGTGCTGCTGCCTTGCCAATGCCCGGAATGGTTGTAAAGTCATCGCCTGTTGGCGCGGGTGCGGCTGGTTGCTCAGGTACGGCCGCCTTGTTTTCTGCCGGTGGCATCATCTTGTTTTGCTGGGCTGGGCGGCTCTTGACAAGCCCGCGTGCAATGGCATCGGCTTCGTACATTTTTACCGACCGCCCCGGCTCCAATTCCACCTTAATCAGCTTGCCTTTTGTTGCCCGAATTGCCGGTGAATCTTGTGTGAAACTGCTAGAGTTTAGCACGGCCATTTTTAGCTCCTTCGTATGCGGCGATGGCTCGTTGCTCATCGCCCTTGTGTACCTGCACAAATCTACCCGGTGCAACCTCCACCCGTACCAGCGGTGCGGTGTTGCGCATCGGTTGCCGCCGCGCCTGATAGATGCCCTGTTTGTTTTCAAACTCCACAGCATTAAGCCACGATGTGGGCAACACACACAAGCGCGGCTTGACTGTATAAAGCGCCCGCAAGAATGCCAGCCGTTTGTCGCCCCCGCTTGCCATCTCGTGCTGCCAGAACTGTACCAAATCACGCCCCGCCTCATTGTTGCGCACAAAAAGCAGCTCCACCGAATGCACTAGCACCCGCAAGTCACGGATAATAGCGGCTGTTTGCTTGCGGTCGCTATCATCGCCCAGGTCAGCAGCCAGCACCCCATAGCGCCAAAACGGAACGGCCGCGTCCCACCGCTCCAGAAAATGCCACGCCGCAGGCAGTAAGCCAAATGAGATTGCCGTCCCTGATTTTATAATCAGGGTACGCTCGAATGGCGTCACAAGCTCGGCATAAGTGGCGTAGGTGTATGGAATCTTGGCTACATTTGCTTTGCCTTCCAACGCCGTGTCACGGTTGCCAATGATGACTAACCCGTTGCTCATTGCGTGATTTTCTCCAATGTCGCCCAAAGCGATGTAGCCGCATTGTTGGGTGCAGGCGGCTTAATGTAGCGCCATTTGTACGGCGTGTAAAATCCGTAATCCTTGCCGCGTTGCGTATCGGGACAAAATTGGTCAAGGCTCTTAAGCGTAAAGAACCACCGATGACTTGGGTCATCGTAGGCGTTGCTACCTGTCACCAATGGCAGCTTGACGACCAACACGCCGCCCGGCTTTAGAATCCGCCAGCACTCAGCAAATGAGGCGAACAAATCAATGTCTAAATGTTCCAATACCGCCAGCGCCACAATCTTGTCAAATGCACCGTTTTCAAACGGCCACGGCGTGACGTTCAGGTCATGCACCACGTCCACCTCTTCGCGGTGTTTGCTACGATCATGATTGACCGCTCCGTCAATAATGCGATTGCCGCATCCAATATTTAACACTGCCTCGGTCATCGCCTGCCTACCTTTTGTTGCTCTACAATTTGCCACGCCGCCTGGCTATCAATGCGCCCCGGCAGATAACCTTTCCAGCGCCGCGCCCGGCCTGGGTAGTGGTGCAATCCGGCGCTTGTGATGCCCCGGCTATATTTCTCAAATGTATTCCACTCGTTGCCCAACACGTACACTTTGAGCGGGTCGGTATACATAGCCCGAATCAATGCGCCCTGATCGCGCTGTGCGTATCGCTCCCACTCTGATTGCCAGCGCTTGAAAAATGCGGCTACCCGTTCATTGCGCCCAAATGCCCACACGCCGCCGTTAAATTGTAGCGTATTCATGGTGTGTATCTCGTTTTCGGTAATGTGATACTCTTCCATATTGTTGGCTCGCTTAAACGATTGCATGGTGTCCATTAAGTGCGGGTCTTTGCAGATAACAAATTCCCACCCATCGGCAATCAAATCGAAGTAGAATCGAATGTCGCCGGTAATCTCGGTATCGGCGTCAAGATACAGCACCTGCTCCCATTCCGCCGGTGCAAGCTCATAAGCCTTTAGTTTGGCGCGGCGTCCCCCTACATCGGCGTCAGGTTGCTTAATGAAAATATCTTCACCGCCGATAGGCGTTTCAGCGCATAGGGCTATGGGTATTTCTGGCAGGTATTGGCGGGCGCTTGCCATGAGGATGGCGGCGCATTCCCGCGCTTGCTCACCAAAGGCTACGCAATAAATCCCCCGCGTATTGGCGCGAATGTCGGTCGTTATTTTTGGTTTGGTTGCCTTCACTCTTGGCTTGGGTTGCTGTTGCATTAGTATGTCTACCGCCTCCTCGTGCCCTTCACACCATGCCTCTATTGTGTACGGTGCGGTGGCATCCCGCAGCGCCGCTCGGTCAACAGTGGCGCGGGCGTCAATGGCATCCTGTAACGCTCTTGCTGCACCGTCAACGTGCCCGGCCTCGTATCGGTGAATGCCCGGTAAATCGGGCAACGTGTCAAGCAGGCCAACGCCGCGCGGAATGACAACCGACACGCCGCACGATAGCGCCTCTAGTGGCGGCATAGGCACACCTTCCACTGTTGCGGTCACGAGTAGCACGTCAAGCGATTGGTAAAAGTTCGGCATCTCTGCCCAATCGTAGCGGCGGGTCGGTACGCTCCACCCGCGCCCGCTGGCTTGCCACACCGCTTCTTTACTTGTTGACTTGGCAAGCGCGGCGGCAATGCCCTCACCTTTACGGCCGTTGGCGTATGTGTAGCCTGATAAGCCGATGGTCATTTGTTGCGGTCGTTGGGTAATGGTAAATCTGTCACGCTCCACCGGCGGATTGATTAGTATCGTATCGCCGAATCCTTGCAAGTAATCGGCATACATGGGCGCGGTAGCAATCCGCAGGTTGACGCGCTTTGCTAGTTTGTCAAACAGCGCCGCCTTCGCATTGTTGGGCGGCGCTGTTTCGTAGTGCGTAAAGTAGGCCATCACTGGCACTTTGGGCCATGTCGGTAATTGCGTATGCTCAAAATACCCGCTCAGGTAGATAAGCTCCGCATCTGGTACAGGAACCGCCGTCAATGTCCAGCCCAAACGCTCCGCCAAGTAGCGGCTGAATCGCGGTATTACCCGGTCATCATTTAGGTTTCGGCAAATGACATTGACGGCGGTCATAGTTTAGCTGCCCCCGTACAAATCAACTTCACAGAAGGCGCTGGGGCGAATCACGCCAAACGCCGCCCGCATTTCTGCAAGGATGGCTACCATGTTGCGGATGAAGAAGTCGCTGTGGCTGTCGGTGGTCGTGATAGTTGCCTGTTCGCGATCCCATAACACCGCCTTGCTCCAGTTCGCCAACCATGCCGCGCCCGGCGTGACAAAGAAGGATTCAACGACCGGAATGCCGTGCAAAACCTGCGCGCCTTGCGACATCGGGCCACCCCAATAGTAACGCCCTTGATCGTCTTTCAGCAGGTCAATGGTTTCCCAATCTTGCGGGTGCATCAGCCACGCGGTCGGGCGCGTTTTTCCAGCAGTCTTAAGGTAAGTGATAGCCTTGCGGGTTGTCGTGATGATGTCAGTGGTAAATGCCTGGCTCAGCGTGTTGGCGGTGTTAGCCAGCCCGGTAAAGTTTTCGCCAGAGCCGTCACCGTTCAGCAGTTGGTTTTCCAACTCTTCCGCCAAATCTTCCCGCAGCTCTTGATCAATCAGCCCTCGCAGTTGGGCGGCGTCGGACAGTGCGCGCTTGGTTGCCGGAATCCAAACGGCAATCGTTTTGACCGGCTCGTTGACCCGTTCAAAAGTTGTCGAGCCTTCTGGTTTCAGTCCTTGCACCTGCCCGGTTGCCCCGGTATAGGTCGTCACGTTTGCCTCAGGAACCGGCGCGGCTTGGGTGACTTGGGTTGTTTGCCGTACGAATTCCACGCTATCAGACATGGTGGTGCGCACAGAAATCAGACTGCGCAGGTTAAGCGGGTAACGCCCCAGCGGTTCATAAATCCCGCTTTGGTCAGGGATAATCCACGCCCCGGCGCTGGTGGCGCTGCTGCCGGTAATCAAGTCCTTGCGGAACATACCAAAGTGCCCAACGTCCACCGAGGGGGACGACAGCCCTTTGCGGCTTTCGGGAATCAACCCGTTAGGTGCAACCGACTTGTACCATTGCTGGTAAGCGGCGGCGTTAACAAAACGCTCGCCAATCGTTTGCCCGTTGCCCGCAGGAGCGCCCGGCCCGTTGCTTTTCTTTTGCGGCGTTGCGGCTTGCGGCAAATCAGCGCCCAGCCCTGCCAGTTGGTTGCGCAGGTCATTGTCACTGTTGGCGCTTTTGATTTTTGCTTTCAGGTCGCCAGCTTCTTTCATGTAGCCTTCAATGGCTACGCGCTCTTCGGCGGTGAAGTCTCGGTTTTCGGCGGTGGCGCGGTCTGCGATGGTTCCGGCGTCGTTCAGCGCCTTTCTCATTTGCTCATGCAAATCATTCGTGTTCATTGTTCCATCTCCATCAATTTAATTTTTGCCAATAAAACAGCAGGCGCTACACCGCTCGGCTTACCGTCTCCGGCCTCGCCTTCGTTTTGTGCCTGTTGGGATTTTACCATAATTGTGTGCGTACCGATACCCGCCCCCCGCGTTACCGGCGCAACCCCTACCACGTCCAGCGCTTTCAGCAGTTGCACGGGTCGCCCGTCTTTTGTACCCGGCTCCGCTGCCAGAATGTCAAAGGTGTAGCTCCATTCAGAATTGCCCAGCGCCTTGACGGTACGATAGTTTTCTAGCCCAACGGCCGTGTCTAAAAAGAAACGCCCTTCCACCCATGCCTTGCTTTCATCGGAATAAATTGCACCAACTCCGGCGGGCATGGTGTAATTATGATTCCAGCCCTCAATAATCACTTGCTGCCCGTCGGTAAATGCACCGGGTAATGTCACGTCACCGTGATGGTCTATTACGTCAAAAGTGGAAAACACGGCCTTGAATGCGCCGTTGTCTTCATCCTCTGCGCCCTCACACATCATTTTTGCTGAGTATGTTTTTTGATTCATCTTCATCTCCCTACGAAAAGGTAATTGTACAATCGCAACCGGCTAACTCATCCGCACTGCCGTCCGGGTCGCCCGGCCAGCGTAACCCGTTGGCGAATCTTTCCCGTATGCCCACCGTCGCCCCGTTTAGCGCAGCATGGCTGTCACGTGGGTTGGCGCTGTTGACGCGCCACGTTTTGGACCGCAAGCCCGCCGCGTTTGCACCTTCGTTGCTGCCAAAGTTGACGGCGGTCGTTAAGGCGCTGCGGGCTTGCCTGAGCGCCCACACCGTCAAGGCGGCGGTGAATACTTTGTTAATGGCTTCGCCCGGCTCCGGGTCGTTGGCGGCAATGGTCAATTGCTCCTCGGTATAGGCGTTAATCTGCTCCGCCTGTATGCGGCTGTGCTGTTGTAGCCAGCGTTGCATACGGCTCTCTGATACGTCCGCGCCAAATTCGGACGCCACCATCTCGCCCCATGCCAACGCGGTCATATTGTTAATCTTGAAAAGGTCATCCGTTAATTCCCGATTCCAGCGCTCACTATCTACCCACGCATCGCCTACCATTGCCTTTGCCCCCATTGCGCTTTTGTATGCCCGCTCTTGCCGCTGGTAGTGCCGGGTGAATACATCTTCATACTTGCGTAGGTAATTGGCTTCCATGCCTGCATTGTAAGTGCTGATTGCTTTGGTGTAATAGCCCTCTATCGTCTTCGGCGGTGGTGCGCTGTCGGTAGGTGAGGCTTGCCCGCCTACTAGCACATTAAGCGGCGTGACAAGTTGCCCGGCGTCACCGCCCAGCATGGGCATGTTGAAACGGGCGCGGGCTTCGTCGGCAGTCATCCAGGGTCGACCAACGGCGCTTTGCATGGCGCTTGTCTGCGCGGCAAAGTCGCCCTGCATTTTCTCATTGATATTAAACTCGCAGTACACGTTGTCCGTATCGGCAAAGTCAGGCAGTAGTTGCATGGCTATGTCCTGCTCTATCATTGCCAGTATTGGCCCCAATGTGTCTTGGTATAAATGCTTATGCTGCTCCTGAATGTTGCTAAATGTGGCGTTGTCTAAAATACCCACCATCGGCAATGGGATATGGTAGGCGCGGGCGCATTCTTCCCGCGTCAATTTTCGCCCGCCGAGGTATTCCGATTCTTGCGCGTTGAATGAGTTTGGCTCCCATTTCATATCCTCTTCCAGGATGGCCGTCTTGCCGCTGTTGGCGTTGCCTGAGTAAAGCTCTTGAAACTCTAGTGCAAAGCGTTGACGAGCGGCTTCGCTCCACAATGGGGCGCTGGCTGGGCGGTGAATCACGCCACTAATACGGGCGGCAGCTTTCCAAAAGCCCTCCCGATATTCCCCCATTGCGTTTTCCTCAGCTAATACCCGGCGCAATGTTTCCAGCGGTGACAAGCCGAGGATGCTGCTTTCGGGCGAATAGCCCTTAAAGTGGATAATCTCATCATTGACAAATTGGTACAGCACCCCGCCTATGTTTGCCTCATAGCCGGTAGTAATCAGCCCGCCGCCCACTGCCATGTACTCCGGCGGAATACGCAACAGCCCAACAGTTTCGCCGTTTTGCCTGAGCTTAAGCAAGTAAGAATTAAAATACACGCCCAGGTCTGATACGATGGCCTCGAATAGTCGGTAACGTGTCACCTTGTATTGCGGCGGTAACGGTCGGTTAAGCAGTTGCACGACCGGCGCGCCGGTCAATCGTTGGCGGTCGGTTTCGTCAAGACGGCGAAAGAAATGAAGGTTAAGCTGGGCAATGTTGCGGGCTAGAAAATCTACACAGGTACGAACGTTGGGTTGCTCTCGGTATAGCGCCGCATAGGTTAGATTGTAATTATCATACATGCGTACCGCTGACCGGGCATAATTCCAACTCTCCCACCCGTTTTGCGTTATCGTTGTGCCCAGGCTTTGTATTGTTGCCATAGAATTTTACTCCGCCAGAATTTGTACAAAATCAATATCAGCCAGCGTAACTAAAATCTCGCCATCCATCGGCGTACCCTGTGGCAACAATGTGGCCTGCTTAATAATCAGATGCGCCCCCACCCTCTTGTAAATCACGCCCCGAACGGCTGTCCCGCTTTTCAGGTTGACGATGCCCGTCTTTAGCTCCGCATAGTACCGATTGAACATCATACCACCATCATTCCCCGCGTTTCATACACCGATTGACGCGGCGCGTTATTGGTCAATCTTGCCCGATGGTGTGCCATTGCCAGCGCCACCATGCCGTCTATCTTTTCCCGACTGCGCTCTTTGTCTGGTTTGATGTTTCCCGCCGGGTCAGTGCGTACCACCAAATTATCTGCCATCCAATTCAACACAGGGCTGTCACCGTGTGCCAATTCACCCTGCGCTATGGCAACTTCCAGCGCCTTCATTGCCGGGTTCATGCTGACAAATCCCTGTCGAAAGTCTACCATAGTTATGTTGTTTTCGATAAGCCGGTTAGAAACATGGGTAGCATTCCAGGGGTCAAAAGCCACCTCAGCAATATTATAGTTGCTCATGTCGCTTTCTATCTGCGCCAAAATGAAGTCATAATCCACACTATTACCTGGCGTTGTTTCAATATAGCCTTCCCTTACCCACTGGTCGTATGGCACTTGGTCACGCCTTACCCGGTCTATAATGTTATCGGCAGGAATCCAAAAGCGACACAAAACTTCCCACAAGCCGCCCGGCGTTGACGGTGGGAACACCAGTACAAACGCGGTCAGGTCGCCCGTACTGGACAGGTCAAGCCCACCGTAGCACAAACGACCGTATAGTGCCTGCTCATTAACCACCACGCTGCCGCACTCATCCCATTGGAATGGGTTAATCCAGCGCGTGACGGCGGTTGTCCAAATGTTCAGATGCCACCGCAGAAAGTGGTTAAGCTCCGCCGGTCGGTTGGTTGCTTCTCTGGCGTCTTGGCGCATGGTGTCCCATTTCTTCGATACGCCTAAAAGCGGGTTGGCCTTGATCCAGTTAGCCTCATTTTGCCAGTTGTCGTCTTGCTCCAAATCCGGCCAGTCTTGCCGGGTGTCCAGCGTGTATATCATGCCCCAATAGCTGTCGTCTTCGATGATGCCCTTGAGAATGCGCGTCAAGTATTCCCGCTGCGCGTAGCATATGCCCTGTTGGTCAACACCCGCCGTTGTAATGGCAAGCATAAGCGGTTGACGACGGCTACCCGTGCCGGTTTTCAACACGCCCCATAGCTCCGGTGAAGGCCAGGCATGTAACTCGTCGGCGATGACGCCTTGTATATTCAGCCCATCAAGGCTGTTATAGTCGGCGCTTAATGGCTCGAATTTGCTGCCACTTTCTACGCTGTGCAAATTGTTGCGAAATACGGTAATGATTTTCTTGAGTTGGGGGGAACGCTTGACCATCTCGGTGGCGTCACGGTGGACAATCTTGGCCTGGTCTTGTTTGGTGGCGGCGCTGTAAACCTCTGCCCCGCCCTCGCCCTCAGCAAACGCAAGGAATAGCCCGATACCGGCGGCGGTGGTCGTCTTGGCATTCTTACGCCCAACTTCCAGATACGCGGTGCGGAATCGGCGTGTCCCGTCGTCGCGTTTCCAGCCAAAGAGCGACCATAACCAAAATTGTTGCGCCGGTTCCAGCCTGATTACCTCGCCTGCCCACTCCCCTTTCCAATGACGCAGGACGCTATAAAATGCAATTGCCGCTTTTGCCGCCCGCTCGTCAAACCATAGCCCGCGCTTGTGGCCGTCTCGCAGGTCGTCAACATGACGCTGGCACGCCAACTTCACCCACCGGGCGGCGGGAATCTTGCCGCTGACCACATCCGCCGCATACTGCTCCGCCGGGTGCTTACTCATTCATGGCCTCGAATAGCACGTCCGCCAATGTCGGCTCTTTTTCCTGCTTCGGCATGTCCATTGCTAGTTTAGCCCGGCTTGATGGCGTCATGCCAAACTCTTTAGCATACGCTACCATGTCAGCCATCGCCTTGTTAGCCACGCCGACCGCCGGATTTTGAATGACATTATCGTTGCTTGTCTTGATGAGTAGGCCACTCTTGCGTACAAGGTTTTCCGCCTGCACCCAGCGCCCGTATGCTTCACAATAGGCGGCTAGTGCGCTGCGGTCTGTCCACTTTAGGACACCGGTTTCATGCAAGGTATTGACGATGCGTTTCCATTCGGCCTTGGCTTCGGCGCTGAGATGTACCGGGCAAGTTGGCTTGCGGTCGTCAAATTCCGGGTCTTGCGGTAATGGTCGCCCACCGGGGTTGCCCGCCAGCTTTTTAAGCGCCGTCGGCTTGATGGCCGTCACAGTTGACCCCCGCTCTTTGTAACTGCTTGCGTGTGTGTTTGACTACCGCGCTCGGTCAGGAGCGCGACCGCCACAGAGATAGAAACCCCCTTACCCGTACCTGTCATACCGTACCCTATTCCCAAATGCGCCATCGAATTTAGCCGTCTTGCGACTATGGCATGAGTGACACATAGCTTGTAAGTTATCCCAATCGTGCGTACCGCCCTTGCTTAATGGCAAGATGTGATCCACATGGTTGGCGCGTTGTCCGCACTTGCACCATCGATTGTCTACCAAATACTCCGCCCTGATTTTACGCCATGTCTCATCATAGCCTCGTGCCGCCGCGCTTGGTCGGTCGTCCGGCTTGCGAATGATTGCGGGTTGATGTGCAGCACAATAGCCACCACTGACAAGAGCGGCGCAACCTGTGTGGCGACATGGTTTCATGGCTTTAGTTGGCATGCCTCACATTATACAATACCCGGTCAATATGCGCAGAAAGCAAAAATGCGCCCGTATTGGACGCATTTTCAGGAGAACCAGCCGTGCAAAGGAGGATAAGCGCCCACAGTGTAGCATAGGTGGGGCGCATATCGCAAGCACCAAGGTACTTACATCTACCCTGCTCTTTGCTTTACAAATTTACCGCTTTCGGCCTCATCTGCGTGCATATCGCACAAATAGCCACGATACGGCATCGCTGATTCCGACGTAAAGTTGTAAAACTTGCCAACGAATAGCCCGGTTGCCTCGACTTTGTAACCTTGCGCCTTGCACTTAGCGCACTGCTTTTCTTGTTTTATCATCTCAAATCTCCTTGTGCTTAGTTCCGCCTAATATGTAAATAAGCATAGCATATGTTGCTTATATTGTCAACATATTAGCACAACAAACAAGCAACAAAAAAGCGCCGGGTGTGGCGCTCTTTTGCTCGTCAAGTCGTCGTGTGTCTGTCAAGTTCCAGTCTTTTGCCGGGTGAGGATTTTACTGCGGGGTATTAATAAGAGGTGCTGATATTTTAGCCTCAGCCGCCTGCACCGTCAAGCAATGCGGCGATGATGACGGTGACGGCCAACGCGACGGCACAGGCAAGGGTGATGTTGTTAAGTGCGGCTTGTCGTTTAGACACCCGCCGCCTCCCTTTTTAATTGAAGCCAACCAACAAGTTGCTGCGCCTCTTTCGCGCTCACCGTGTCACGGTCATACCGGCGCTGTTGTGCCGGGTGGATAATGTAGCCGCCCTCCGCCGTGCTGGTGCAGTAGCGGTTGAAGGCTTCGTTTTCGATGTCCTGCGCCATGTCGGTTAGCAG